ATCAACACATCTGACAAGTGAACCTGTAGTGTGATACCAATCATAGAATACGTTATCGTAATCGAAATGCTTGATTCGTAACTGATAGAAATTAACCGGACGAACGCTAAGACTATATCCGTTCTCTAAAAGGTCTATTGTTTCTTCTACATTGATTCTGTTTTTACCTGCCATATATTTATTCGAATAATGAACATAAGAAGGAGTGCGTAATCTTTCCACTAAACCTCGTGAGCTTTAAGGTTTTGTTACCTCAACTTTTTTGTCCTCAAATTAAAGTAGGATATACCACGATACGCCTTACGCAAGATGTCCGTCCGTGAATTAAACCCCTTCTTCTTATATTCACTATTCTTTTTTAAACGAACTTCCTATAAAAACTTTCTGCACTTACATCTGACTATCTTTGGCTCTTTGAATGCTCTATGAAGTTTTATCTTTCCTGATCCGTCACATTGTCCTATAGGGCATTCTTTTTCTTTATAGTCGTGCTTTAGATATCCTTCAGAATCAATACTGTTCGATATACCTTTCTTCTTGAATAATAATCTATAAAGAGTAATACCGGATAAGACTAAGAATATTACAATGATAATGTAAATTGATGTCATAACTATTTTTTTGATTTTGTCTTTTTAACTAGTGTAAGAACTTGTTTTTCGTCTCCTCCGAAACTAACACCAATTTTCTTTAATGGATCAAACATTGAAATAAGTTCTTTTGGTAAATCATCATATTGAGATTTCTTTTCTATAACTATCTCATATCCTTGTTTTGCAACAATTTCACGAAGAATCTTCAAAAGTTGATGATCAAAATTTATTGCTTGTTTTCTTGTCTCTTTTTCAGCACTACAAACTTTATTTGTATGCTCTTCTACTCCTCCAATTCTGTCAGCTAATTTTTTATTTTCTCTTAATAAATCTTCAACTGATACTTTAGTCAATGAAAGATTCATCAACCAAATAAATAATATTATGCACAAAATTGTAATAAAGACTGTCATTTTATTCTCTGATTAACTCTATCTTATAATTCTTCAAGACGTTCGACACATCATTGAATTTGTTAGCTATATCTTTTGGAATCCACATATTTAGGATCGTATCTGAATCCTTGTATTCCAATTTGTTTATGACACCGGCAAATTCTATCTCTTCAGTATTTTCTTTTGCTTCTTCAAGTTCTTTTTCTATCTCCTTGATTTCAGTATCAATATTCTTCAACTGTGTTTTTCTTTGACCTTCGAATAGTTGATTTTCTGATTCAACCTGTTGTCTAGATTTCTCTAGATCTGAAATTCTCATTCTAAAAGGTTCTTCGTTAAGAGAAAGCTTAACTGTATATTCTCTGAATGATTGTGAGAGTCTTGTTTGGACTCTAATTTTCAAATCCCAAGAAAGAGTCTTATCCATCTTCAAAGATTCGAACAAGAAGACTGATGTTGCGATGATCTTATCATCTAGATTCAAACGTTCTGTTGTTTTTTGTTTTTTAGCCATAATATTATTTGTTTAAATCTGCGTAAGTATCTTTTATTTTATAGCCACGTAGGAAATCGTATTTAACTCTATCTTGATATGCTTGAGAAAAACATTGAGCTAGTGCTCCATCTGACTGCTCGACTTCTGTTCTTGCCTGTTTGATTCTATTCTGAAGAGTAGCAATCTTTATTTTTCTTTCTTCTTTGATTTTTTTATCTGCTTCGTATTTTTCTTTATTATCAAGATCTGAGTTTGCACCAGATACTTCAGTTGATTCAACTTCCTTTAATTCTTTTTCTGTATCTTCAAGCAATTTGACCATAACCTGTCTTTTTGCTTTTGCTCTATCGATCTCTACCTCATCAACAAAAATAGCCATCTTCACACCCTGAATCATAGTCCATCTGATGTATCTTTTTCCAAAAAACATATAAGCGATGAACTGAAACAAATTTTCCATAAATTATTTTAGATTAACTTAATAAATTAACTACCTATATTATACTATTTTTAAAACTATTTTCAAAGACAAAAACTGTGTATAACTTGCTTTCTACTTGTCAAAATAATTTGCCGTAGGTGGTGCTTCTATACCAGTATCTGCTTCGATATTCATAATGTATTCTGAGAAGTCATTTTTGTTCAATTCAGCCGTTGATTTTGTCATTCTGACTTTTTGACCAAAAACTTCAACAATCCCTGTTGTGAGGAATTTTCCTTTGAAATATGTGTGAAGCTGTTCTAAATCGTGATTCCCTGTCTCCTTTGCAATCAATGGAAGATATACGCCCCAATAATACCGGTTTTGTTGCATTGTTCTTCTTACTCGTTTTGAACTGATATACAACGTAACCTTTTCTCCGGCTTTAAACTTGTTGAGTTGATGTTGATACCAAACAGGAGAAAGAATACCTAGTTTATTTTTTCCAGTATGTAGATCTTTATCTATCACACCGGCAAAGTCCTTAGTCTCTACAACTTCAACATCGAACTTTCTTTTATTCCGTGTGTGTTTTTGTTTCTTTACCATTTCTTATTGATTTTAAAATTTTTTCACTTACCGATATTTCTTCTCTGTATATTTCTCCCGAACTACTATGAGTATTTATAAACTCTGAAAGAATAAAATCTAATGCTTCTTTTTCTGCTTGAGTCAATTTTTTCATAACCCCAATTTCTGCACGTCCTCGATTGTGACTACAACCGCATATTTTCCTCCGTGCTCTTTAATCCATCTTTCTATTTCTTTTTGCTCTTGTGATTGTTTTCCTACTGGAGTTTTTACTTCAAGACCCCAATATATACCTCCGGCAATTACATTGATATCCGGTAATCCTTTCGGGGTATATTTTGGAAGTCTTCTCATCGTTATTCCTCCTCCGGCATCCCTATTGAATGCCGGAATATTGTTTGATCTCCAAAAACATCTTCTTCTTGCAGATAAATATTCGCAAATTGCGTTTTGGAAATCAGTTTCTTTATATCTCGTTTTCTGTGATGACATATCCGTTTGATTTGAGAGCACTTATTACTATTTCAATCGTTGCGTTTTTTGCTGATTTTTTCCAAGCAATATGTTCATCAAGAGAAGACATAAGAGTTCTTAATTCTTGTTCTGTCATTGCAGGATTTGAAAACCCTTTCTGAGAATTATTTACTGTGTATGTTTTTACTATATCCATTGTTGACGTTGCTTGTTGAGAAACTTGTTCTTGAACTTCCGGTTGCTGAACGATAATTTGAATAACCGGCTGAACTGAAGATACTGGTGTCTCAACTTGCGTTATAACTGGTAAAGATTCGACCTGATTTATTTCTGATGTTGCTGTCGTTATTTGAACGACTGGAACATATTGAACACTTTCGATAGTCTCTTGTGGAATCAAATCAGCAACAGTTGTTGTTGATTCAGCAATTTCAACAGTTGAAGTTGCTTGTATTGGAACTTCGACTGATACCGGTGCAGTAGCAAAACCAAGAGCAATAAGAATTGATCCTGTTACTACCGATATTTTTACAAACAATGTGTGAAAAAAATTCATTTTAATTTAGATATTGGTTAATAATTCGATCCCTTTTCTCCTTACTATTATACTCCTTATTGAGCCGATTTCGTAGTGCTATTAAGTCCATAGATTTACTATATTTTTTAAGTGTTTCTTCATCGGCTCGATTCAACATCACCCAATTAAGTAAATCCTTAATCTCTCTGACTTTCTCCTTGTCGTGTAAGACTTTTATTAAGGGTAAGATACACCATTTCTCGTTAAGTCTGCCCTTATTTCCAAACTGATACGTAGAAAAATTATGATGCCAGTTTATCTCTACAATCGAACTTCTCATTCTTCCTGATAAACAACATTTTTGATAGAAAGGATCAGATTCCATTTCTTCTCTTAAAGGTTTTGGAATAGGTTTTGTTAAACTCATATCCTTTTATATTCTGTATTTACTCTAACAAAATCAAGCCACTTTTCTTCACTTATTTTTCTCTGTTTTCTTACGGCAGGATCTGATGGAAGATATAAACCTTTATCGTTCTGAAACATTGCTCTGATTCTTTTTATATGATCTTCTCTCGGTAAATTAAACAGATCTTCTAACCATATACCCTGACGTCCTCCACCACCTACTTTAATATATTTTGGGAAATGTATCTTCCAAAGAGCAATCATCAATCCAATATCTGAGTTTCTTGTTAATGGATATTTATCTAAAATATCTCTGATTTTTTCCTTGAGATTTTTCATATAATTATTTTTGTTCTACTTCCTCAACCGTATGACCTAATTTTTCAAATAATTCTATCAACTGAATCAAAGGTAACTTATAAGCACCATTCACAAGTCTAAAATCCTGATTGAATCCTTTTTTTGTGTAGTTGAAAGCGTAGTCTCTGACTGCTTTTTCATCTACACAAATTGTTCCATTTATTTTCCACATAATTTTAAAAGGGAATATCTTCAGGATTAATTTCTTCAGTAGGATATTCGATCGTATCTACATTTTCATCTGATTGTTTTTTACCTACAATTTTCTTTTGAAATGATTTTGTTGCTTGTGCCGGTTTCTTATCATAATCTCCATAAGTTCCGCTACTTTCATTTGCCCCTTTTGGTGCAAACTGAAAATTCTCTACAATAATTTCTGTGCGATACATTTTCTTTTGTGTCTCCTTATCTTCCCAAGTGTTGGTTTTTAGATAACCCTCAACATAAAGCAAATTTCCTTTTTTAACATATTGAGCAAGTAATTCAGCACCCTTTCCAAATGCTGTGCAGTTATGAAATTCAACTGATTCTTGTTTAACTACTTCCTTGTCCTTCCAACTTCTATTCGTTGCAATTCCAAACGTAACTACCTTCTGACCTGATGGAAGAGCTTTTAATTCAGGATCTCTTGTTACTCTTCCGATAAGTTGTGCTTTATTTAGATTCATTTTTTTGTGCTTTTTTTGAAGCTTGATATTCTGCATCGAGTTCTTTCTCTCGATTTGCGACCACTAATAAACCTTTAAATGCTTTAAAATCTTTCTCTACTTCTTCAGCAGGAATATTTTTCTCTATAAGATCTCCTGTTTCTTTATTGAAGTTTAGAATGTGAGCACTGTTTGCTTTCTTTTTGTTATCAGTGTTTGCATTCCAACCTTTGAAATAACAAGAAACTTGATATCTTTGATCTGAATATACTCCCTTTGAAGACTTGTAGTCTATAACCTGATTCTCTTTATCAACCTCTGCGAATAAATCTATGATTCCAAAAAATTCAATAACTTCTTCTCCTTTTTTAGTATCACCGGAAAGAAAAGAATTGTAATAAACAAGTTGTTCCATCGCAAAAAACTTAACTTTATGTCCGTTATACCAGTCAAGAAATGCACTGATACCATTTAAAGCTTTTGCGTGAGTTTCGTTCTCTTTATCAAGATGATCGAGTGTAGGAAGAGGAAGTTTTCCAATAACTGCTTTTGCAAAATCATATGCGTAATCGTGAATCAATGTTCCTGCCTCTCCACCCTTAACTTTTGCTTCTTCCGGCTTTGCGATAGCTTCATCTACAAGCAAGAATATTTCTTCTTTCAAAAATGATTTTGCTGTTGAAGATTCTATTTTATTCTTAATATGATTTCCAACTAAACCAACTGCCCAAGGAATCAATGCCTTACTTTTATCAAGATACTTTGTTGCACCTGTTGCAGAAATCATTCCTGATCTATACTCAGACTTTTCTACTGAAATATAATATCTGAAATTATCTCCCCAAGGTTTCTTTTCAATCTCCACCTTTCCGCCATAGAAGGTAAAAAATTGACTCTCTTTTTTTATAGTTTTTTCAGCCATATTATTTTGATTTTTTTACTGTTTTCTTTCCGGCTTTTGTAAGTTTATCCTGTGCTGATTCTTTTACTGGTGCGACATCTTTGTTTTCATCTGCTATTTTTTTCTCAATAGCTTTTCCACTAGACCATTTATAAGTCTTCGTTCCCTGACAAGCGTGAATAATCTCTTGAAAGTTTGGTGGAATAACTGAACCAAGTTGATTTGTTCTATCCTTTGCCTCGTATCTCTCTGAAGGTTGTATTCTGATAACTCTTTTTATTTCACCTTCAACCGTAACAGTTTCCATATAACCAACAACATCAACAAAAGCAATCAATTCTTCTGAAATTTTTGTCATAATCTTTGGACGTTTGATAAGATTTCCTTCAACTTCTTTTTCTTCAACGTGTGCAATAATCAACAAGTTCACACCTGAATTTCTAAGAATCTTCAAAGTGCTTCTCATTGTATCTTTCAACCAACCCCACCCAGCCATTGAGGGAGATCCATCTGATTGAACAAGTTTTTTATCTCCTTTATTAACCATATATCTTTTAAGCATTTCCATAAGCTCACCAATAGGATCGATGATGATTGTTTCATACTTTCCTGATTTTGCGATTTCAAATAAACCTTCTACATCTGACCATTGACTAATTTTTGCTACATCCATACTTATACCTCTAAGACCAAAATACTTTGCACCATTTTCACAATCAACAAGCAAAGGTTTTGGAGCTGTTGAAGCGAATGTTGTTTTACCAACACCACCATTTCCATAAGTAAGCATTACCACACTTGGTTTTGCTTGAGGATCTTGTGTATTTACAATTTGCATAATTTTAATAATAACTAACTTAATAAATGAGAATTTGAGAGGACTATTTCTCTATTCTCTAAAACAATAAACCTAACAGATGATAATTCAAACTTCCTAAAAATAACCAACCCTGTGGATGTTGCCCACTGATAAGCCATAATACAAAGAAGAATAAATCACCAATCCAAATATAAAAAGCCACGTTCAAAATAATGAATGTGACTTTTCCTGTTTTGTTGAATATATTATTTATCATATTGATTTTATCGTGTTTATTTTGTCCGTAAGGTGGAACGACCCGACTATTATTTTAATAATTTACTGACCTTTAGAATTGTTTGCCTAACTGCTTCTCGTGTAATTTTGAATCTTACACCGACTTCAACATTAGATTTATAAATTCCATCATTCAAACCAAACTTACAAGCATATATCTTTTTGGCTCTTTCCAAACAAGATATAGCTTTCAATTTTTTGGCTAGAGATTTTCTTTCTCCATCATTCAGTGCCTTAATCAATTTTGTTTTCTTCGCCATTGAGTATATCATATATTATCGGCAAGTGAAAAGCAAGTAATATAATTGTGGATAACTTTACAACCTTATTTTAAGCCAATCTCCTATCTTCTCCTTTCATTTCGTAAGGTTCGCATACACCCATAACTCTTGAGAATATCCTGTCTCCATATTTCTGTTGAAATTCTTCAAGAGAAAGGTTTGTTGATATGAAGAGTGTTTTATTTTTTGAAACTATTCTGTCAATTATTATAAACAATATTTCTTGTGACCATTCTGTTTGTTTTTCTGTTCCGAGATCATCTATCATCAAAACTTCTTTGTCGCAGATGGCGTTAAGTGAATCTCGCAAGTAGTCCATTCTATCTTTGAACTCTAAAAGCATTTCTACCCATTTTTCAAGATTCACTGATATACCGAAATCTTGAAGTCTGTGTTTGATTGCGTGTAGTGCGAATGTTTTACCGATACCGGTATCTCCAAAAAAGAAGATTCCTTTTGAAAGACCGTATATCCTAGATTCTTTTTTGCCTTTATGATTTTTTTTATAGATAATTTCTTCTTTGGTTGCAAATTTATTAAGAATATTTACAATCTTTTTATCTATATGTTCAATTTTTGCTTCTGAATAATTCATATATTTATTTTCCCATTTTAGCCTTTACTTTTTCGACTGCACTATTTGTTTTGTTTTTGAACACATTCGATACTCCCGAAGCACTTCCTTTTCCATCAATCTCTTCTTCCCATCTCTTACCACGAAGATAAACGATTGGTGCAGGAACAAATTGATGATCGTTTTTAACCCAGTCGGAATGATTTATTTTCCTTAATTTAACATCATCTATTATTTGCTTTTGAAGTTCAACATTATAAGATGAAAACTTCTTAAAACATAGTTCCCTATCTCTTTTTCTTTTTGGGTATTCAAACCAAAAAATATCAAACAATAAAGAATTATCTATTTTTTTTGCATTATTTTTTTCAATATCAATACTATTCATTATAGTATTACTTGTATTATTATGTGGGCTTTTTTGTCCTCCCTTGACGGACATTTCTGTCCCCCCTATTGGACTTTTTTGTCCTCCCTTTACAAGATATATATATCGTGACATTTTATCTAATTCAACACGAATATAATCTTTTGATTCTAATGATTGAATCCATCTTCTAATTGTTCTTTCATTTGTTTTATAAAGATCAGAAAAATATTTATTACTAGCCCAACAAAAACCCTGATCATTACATAAAGCAGTTATTTCTCCATACAAAAGTTTAGCACTAGGAATCAAATCTTCATCATAACGGACATTTGCCGGAATGATTGCGTAATATGATTTTTGATTTTGTATCAACATATTTTAATTATTTCTATCGATCGCAATCGCCTTGTGAGTGATTGCGATCGATAGAACACAAAGCTATTAAATAAATTCGACTTCATATATTATATTTCACGACAAGTAGAAAGCAAGTTTAATATGTTGATAACTTACATACAAACTGTTTATAAATAAAGCCACCCAAATAATGAGTGGCTTAATCTCTTCTTTTAGGATTATTATCAGCCCATTGTTTTGCACGACCAGATGCTACATACTGTTCCATCATCCAACTAGGATGTCTCCTAAGTTCATCATTATCACAGGAATGTATAACTCTACATTCGTGTTTAAGACTTTCGTCAAGAAAACAATCGACAATTTGGTGCATATTCCAATATTTTAAATCATCCATAATACACCTCCTAAAATAAAAATTTAAAGAACACCTATATATATTTTACCACTTTATAAATAAACAACAATTATTTAAACCAACATTTTTTCGACCAATTCCAAGGATCAGTTCCGTAATGTTCATAAAGATATAGAGCATACCTCGTATTGCCTTCTAGCGTATAGATATCAAAGCCTAGAGAACGAGAAGACTCCAAATGATAGTATTCATTGATTTGATAATAACCTACGTCCTTGGGGTTAATCTCGCCTCGTAGAACATCTCCGTTTTTATCAAATTGTCTGTTCTTACTCTCACAAAAAGAGATTTTTTTCAATATAGGAGGAACTTCAGGTATTACTGAAGTCAAATTTGTTTCTGAAAAAGAATAATGAGTGATAATAGACAGAAATAATATGATCGTAGCCAACGATATTTTTAAGATTTTTAACATCTTTACACAGACAACTTCTGTGCGGAGTTATAAAAACTTATTCAGTCCAAGAAGCCCATTTTTGGAGAGCTAGAAGAAGTCCGGTGATCGCACCAAACATTCCTGCTACAGCCAAACTATTTAAAAGAGGAACAAAGTCTGTCCAAACTGAAGGTGTTTGAAGTGTAATCATCGCCATAGAAGCGATAGATCCTGCAATCAAACCCTTTAATAATCTCTTACCAACTGATTTTATTTCTTCCATTGTATTAAAATTAGACTAATAAACAAACGCGACACATCAAATCTTATCTTTTAATAAAGTTATGATTGATGTTATTAGACCACCGATAGATACAGTCGCTATAATCCAAAAGAATTTTAACAGCCATTCGGTATTTGTTTTAAGTTCAATGTGAGAATTTTCAATACCATTCATAGATTTTTCTATATGAACAAGGTGATTCTCTTTTATTGATATGAGAGTATTTGAAAGACAATCAAATTGTTTATCAACAACTTTATTTCTATCCTCAAACTCTCTGACTGTTACTTTTTGTTCATCTTCCATTGTTTTGTCTTTTATTATTATACCACATTTTTAAATAAAACTGTTGATTACTTTTTTATAATTTTGGTAATTTAGGAAGTGTTGGTAAGGATGGAAGTTTAGGTAATTTTGGAAGTTCAGGAAGTTTTGAGCCAAATCCTTTTTTTTCTTTTGGAACAAACTGACTTAAATTTTTAATAACTACTGGAGTTATATTTCTTTCAAGTTCTTTAATGCCTTTCAAGTCTCCTTTTTCATATCCGACACCTGATGTTGTATATTTTTGAAGACGAATAAGATCTGCTAAAGACTTCATCACACTAGATATATAAGAAGGAACACGACCAAGACCGAGTTGCCACGTAGCAGGATCAAAAGCACTTACAACAGAAAAAGCATCGTTTATAGATTTATTTATAGTAGCTTCAAGAAAAGTCATATCTTTTGCTTTTTTATTTGGATCATAACTAACTGCATAAGCTATCAATCCGACTAAAGTAGAAATTTGTGCAACTCTAAATAATTCCCAAAATGCTCTTTTGTCTTCTCCGTTTGTAAATTTTTTACCGATTAGTTTCTCAGATAATATTTTAAAATCTTGGAAACCTGATCTTAATACAGGTATAGCCCAAGTTCTATATTGAGATAATGTAGTACCCTCAACAGTTGAACCGTATATCGATTTTGAACCCTCAACCGATAACCATCTTCCCATCTCGTTTTTTATTTGAGCAATTCTATCAGGTGAAACTATTCCTGTTTCCCATTCTTTACCTGTCATACTGCCTAATAAATATTCACTTTGAACTTTATTCGTTGCGTCTCTAAAGAAATAAAATAATGCTTCGTGAGCCTTGTCTCCGATATCTTTATTTACCTCCAACAAAGCAGAAAAAGGAGATTTACCAGTAAATTCTAAATAATTTTTTAATATCTCCTTTCCTTTTTTTGAATGAAATCTTTGTTGTCCTAAAAGATATTTTTTTGTTCCTAAAGTAACATAAGCACCAGTTTCTGCACCGAATCTTGAACCGAGTTGAAGGGGAATATTCAATCCCATATCTAATACAGTTACGAAAGATTTTACACTTCTAAGTGTCAAATCTATCTTCCCGCCCGGAGAAACAAAACCTTTAAATGGTCTTCCTTTTTTATTGTTTAAGTATTCCTTAACAAATCTTTGAACTGAATCATCCATCATAAGCCCTTTTGGAGTCATTTCTCTAGGTGAAATTATATCAACAGAAGTCATTATCTCAGGAATTATTTTATCCAATGCTCTCTTTCTTTCAAATAGTTTCATATATGTAAGAAATGCCCTTGCAACATTTTTTGTTGGTACAACTTCACCTGATCTTCTCATTGCAAATTTAAAGAATTTTTCATATGGAAGTATATCTCCTGTTTTTGAATCAAGTATATTAAGAATTTTTTCATCTACTTTATTTTGTGTAAATAATTCAATAAAACCATCTTTGATTCCACTATCTTTTATAGTCTCTAAAAATGATCTTGGAATATGGGGAACATACATACCTTCAAATCTTGATTTTTTGAGTATGTTTTGTGCGAGTTCATATTTATATGCCTCTTTTAGTGTAGAATCTACGTAATTTGCTGTTAAAATTTCATCACCGGACATATTTTTTGCAAAATCTGCCTTATCTGCATCAGGAGTTGAAAGATAGTCGAATATTCTTTGGTCTTGGGGAACAAGTTTATTTAATAATCCAGTACCCTTTCTTGAACGAGTAAATAGTTGTTGTGCTTGTTTTTCTATTTCGTAAAATCTTGACTCTCCCTCAAAAAGAGTAGCATTGAAAGATTCAACCATATATTTATAAAATATATTTTTCTCAGCAAGTGCGGTATCCCATCTCATCCTATCTATATCTGTTACTATTCCCACATCAAGTTTTGATACATCAATTTTTTCTCCATACATTTTACTTAACTTTTCAGCAAACTTTACTTTTGCTTCTCGGTATGTTTTTATATCTCCAAAGTCTGTCTTATTTATTGTTTCAAGTTTTCTAACAGAAAGAAATTCATCCTGAAAAGTATATTTTGATAGTTCATCACTAAATGTTTTTAATTGTTCGATATTCATCTTATTGATTGGAGGCAATTTCATCACGTGTTGCAAATTTTCAACACCACGAAATTGTTTTTCTCCTATCATTGCATTTAATAAACCTCTTGCATCACTCACTTTATTCAAATGTTCAGCTTCATTTTTTGCTTCCTCAAGGAAAGTTTGAAATTCTTCTTCAGACATAGCAATAATATCCTTACCTTTTCTTATTTTGGCAAGTTCGCTGTCTGTTAGATTAAAATGTTCTAATATTGCACGATATATCGATCTTCTTTCAGAACGAGCAAGTCTCATCAATTTTTCACCTTTAGCAATGTTTGATTTTAATTCTCTTAGTTCTTTTGCTTTTATTCTCAAAGATTTTAGTCTATCTCTTACCGATTCGTATTGATCAATGGCTTCTCGAATAGTATCAGGATTATCATATTGATCCGATAAGGAAGTTCCTTCGAAGGCAGATTCAGATGCTTTCATTATTCTTGCGTTGCGTTCAATAATCATTTGCTTTTCTGATTCTGATTTGACCAAATTTGGATCTCTAAAATCGAGAAATTCACCTTCCCTTTTTGATTTAAATTTTACAAGTTGTTTGCCCGGCATATTTTCAATAACATTTTCAGCATTATCTATAAGAATTTGAATCTCCCCATATTCTTTTTCAGTAATATTTTTAGTATTACTTTTAATAAGTTCTGCGATTTTATTCAAATCTTCATCAATAACCTCTTTTTTGATTATTTTTTTAGGTATTTTTTCTTTAACAATTTCTTGTGGTTTTATAAACTGTTCTACGGCATATTGCTCACTTTGTGCAGAAAACCAATCTCCTTTGTTGTTATATTGATAGATATTTTTTCCGTTCCTTTCTTGTATTCTTATTTTTCCTTCTGTAATAAGTTTTTGAGTTTGTAAAGATATTTCAGGTTTTTTGACTACTTTTTTCGTAGTTTCTTCTCCAAATAAATTTATATATCCCCCTTCTGAACCCCCTCTTTCTTTTGTAAATTTATTCCACTTTATTTTTGTTTCTTTATATGTATCAATTATTTTTTTTAACAATCTGTCAAGTGCTTCAAATATTCTTCCAAAGACAGATTTTTTATATCCATACTCTTTTGAAGCATCTGCTTTTGCCCATTTATCTACAATGTATTCCTCCATAAGAGCATCTTCTCTTCCAATTCCGGTATATGCTTCCCCAATTTTTTCGCTATAACTTCTTTCAAGAATAGCCCTATACATTGAACCAATTTCTTTTTTAGCTAAGGCAATAGCTTCATTTTTTATAGATTTATCAAGTCTTGAAAATAGTGCGTGTTTTACTTCGTGTTTTGCAGTAATAAGTCCAGTCTTTCCGTCTTTTTCTACAAGTTTAATAAGATCACCCAATCTTGAATCAGGAATAAATTGTCCTTTAATATTTTTTCCCATACTTCCATTTTCAACAAACAATAATCTTATTCCGGGAACTTCTTTTTTTATCATATCAATAGCTTCTTGTCGTAAAATTTGCGGATCTTTTGTAAATATAGGACGATTTGAAACAATTTTAGATTGTGCCTTGTTCCATATATCGATGAGTTGAGATTTAGTTTTAATTTGGTCTGGCGAAAATGCGACATATTCTTTATATTTACCATCATTTGAAGTAAATTCAACTCCATCATAACCTTTTTTAATCAATTCTTTTGTAGTATCAAGTGGCGTTCCGTCTTTATTATAGAAACTATCAAAGGTTTTATTTTTCCAAGTATAGTTATCTGTTCTATAAGGATTTTTTAAATTTAAATAAGCCTCAATTACTTGTGGTTTTCCTTTACCTGAAAGTTCAGCATAACCTGTAGCTACACCCTTATCGTTTGTCAAATAAACACCACTACCAAAGTCTCCAGTTTTAGAAATATTAAAATCAGTAAAATCTTTATCTGTTCCGTGATATAAAGTGGCTTGTGTCTTCATAAACTCTTCCGCACTCTTATACTTCTTGGCTTCTGCAATTAAAGATGTTTCACGTGAAATAGTAGGTGTTTCTGACACTTTAGCTGGCTCAATTTTGACCTGTGGCGTAATTTCGGGTGTTTTTATAGTATCTATCGTCTCAACTGGTTTAATCTCTACTGATGCTACTTTTGGTTGTTCTACAATGGTTTTAGGTATCTTTGGAAGTTCGGGTAATCCTTTAGTTTTAGCTATTTGACCAGATTCAAGTTGTTTAGCAACTATCTTGGCTGTTTTATCAGTATTTTCAAAATCTAATAATATATTTTTTACTTCGTCAATAGTTTTTGTTTCAGCAAGTTTAGGGGCAAGTATTTTAGATCTTATTTCATCGAGACCAATTCCTTTTAATGTATTCTCTATAGATGTAACATTTTTTTCTTTAGCCATAAACTTGAAGAAAGCTTCAGGTATTTCTCCTTTTGTAAAAGAAGATACACCGGATTTTCCACCAAAACCGTAAAGATCAAGTGCTATACTTCCCAAAACTAGAGGTAAAGATGTATAGTTAGAACCAGTTTCTCCTATAAATGGTTTCAAAAATTCTTTAACATCTGCGGTTTGTTTTTGTACTGTTTTAATAGGCTCTCCACCAAATAATGCTTCTGTAATTTTATTTCCTTTTGTTGGTATTTCTTGTTCAAAAGGTAGAGGTTCTTTTAGATTACCTATTTTATTTACAATTTGTGTGGGAATATTTCCGGCAGTAACACCAACAGTTCCCACTGTTCTAGCAATACCCTGTCCTATATCTTTTGCAACTTCTAATCCTGCCTTGGGTAATCCCAATACTGTATTTAAAATTATTCCTGTTAAAGTATTGTCAAAAGGTTCATTGGGTTTTTTAGTAGAAACACTTGAAGTTTTAGAGTTTTGTGATGTTGATATTTTATTATTTGAAATACCAAAAGCCGAGAGATTGAGTTTATTCTCGGTTGTTTTCCCTCCATTTGAAAATGCAGAGAGGTTTAAAGACATATTATTCTCCTTTAATTAGTTTAATAATGTCAGCATCAGATGTACCGACTGCTTTATATTGAGCAATACTATCCATTACTTCATCAATCTTTTCTTTATTAGTTTTTCCTAGTCCAAACCAAGCGGTTTTTGTATCATCATCAGTAATTCCATAAAGTTTTGCAATATTTGCACGATTTAATGTACTTGGAAGTAATGATTTTATATCAGATTCAGAAAGTCCTTTTGTATTTGCTCTTATACCTTGTTCAATTTCTTCCGGTGTAGCATTTGGATTATCGGTGACAAATTTTTGTGCTAAAGCATATTCATTATTTGTAGAAGTAGTTGGTTTTACAGCCTGAATAAATTTACCTGTTGTTTCATCATATTTATAATATCCGGTATCGGAACTTCCAATCATTGTTGGAGCTTTTCCTTCTGCTTTCGCTTTTAGATATGCAGACATTACAGTATTAGGAACAATATTTTTTGTGTTTTGAAGTTGAGTTGCTTCTTTTTCCGCTTTTGTTTGAAGATAATTTAGTTGTGCTGTATCGATCGCTTGATTTGTATTAAAATCATTTTGAGTTCTTAGAATAGAATTATTTATTTCTGTAATGCCTGAATCATATAGTTTCTGATAAGCATCAATCTGAGATAGTTTATTATTTATTTTTTGTTCTGCTTGATCCAAAACTCTTTTACCTCTTCCTACACGAGAAGTTTCTGTAAGAAAAGGATTCTCATCAATAGCTCCTACTGCATCAGAAAGATTAGATCTGTCAGTTGCTATTTCTGCATTAAGGGCATCAATTTTTGCTTTTACATCAGCGAGTCCGGTACTTGCATAAGCTTGATCGAATATATCTTGTGAAGATTTAGAAGGTTTCGCAAAAACTTTTCCTTCTAAATCAGTAATACCCAATTCTTTTGCAATAGCATCTGATTCAACTTTTGAAACATTATTATTTGCTCCATAAAGTTTTGTGTATTCTTCAACAGACAATCCTGCACTTCCTGCATTTTGTGCTAAAGTTTGTTGATCGTTTATTGCTTTCTGTTCGGGTGTAATTGCTGTTGCAACTACAGGTTTTTCAACAACTGGTTTTGTTGTTGTATCAACAATAGGAACAGATGTTCCTCCAAGATTTAAAGTAGCTCCAACTTTTACAAGATTTGGGTTTGCTTTATAATTAGGATTCAATTCCAAAAGTTGTTGAAGAGACATTCCGTTTGCTTGTGCAATCTTTGAAAGAGAATCTCCACCGACAACAGTATAAGATTTTGTTGTTTGTTGAACAGGAGAAGTTTCAACTGGTTTTACTGGTGCAACAATAGTAGGGGTTTTTATTTGACTATTTATTACTGGAACAGTACTTGTCTGCGTTGCAGTTTTAGCAGGTGCAGATGAAAGTAGATTGGAAAGTCTAGTTCTATAATCATTTGCATCTGCTGTAGATATTCCTGAATAATTCAAAGTTGTTGGTGATTTATATTCCGCCATTATATTTTATGATCTAGAGAATCTTCCTTTATCTGTACTTCCTTGATTGTTTGCATAAAAATCAGGAACATCAAACATAGGTTGATCTTTTGTTTGCTCTGAAGACCGACCCGCCTTCAAAGCGTTTGCTAAAATTGATAACATTCCATAAGCATTTTTTTCTTCTATTGCACCCTGAGATGGATTATTTTTCTTATCAGAAGAAAGTGCTTCGGCATAGGCAAGTCTAACGATTGCATCATTTCCTGAAAACTGTTCGTTATCTGTATCCGGTGAGAATGGAAGAAGATCAGCATCAGCAGTTGGTGCAACAAAATTTTTCTTTCCGTAAATATCTATAACTTCTCCGGCAGACACAGCATTAACATTAAAGAATATCAATCTCTTAAATTCATACCAATATTTATCAGTTGCAGTTGCATTATTTTCAAAATATCTCTTGTATCCGTTTCTGTCTTTCTTTTTAAACTCTTTTCCATTGATAACTAAAAATTCTATCGATGAAGGAGCAATATCATTTGGATACGAGACATATCCACGAGTAATATCTGCTGAAAGTAATGTTGCAGTCTTTGAATGTTCTGACCAATCCCACGATTCAAAATCCCAAGCCTTATAACAAGCTGAGATTATATAAGATTCCAAATCAGTTAAAGAAAAAACATCATTATTTGCAATGTCTGTAAAATCAATGTCTAATTTTCTTGCTAGTGCTTGTTTTGATTCTAAAAATGTCATTATTGTTTAATATATTATACCACTATGCGACCGCAACGGAAAGCCAAGTTCCATTGATATATACACATATCGACTGATCTGTTCCATCATCGATAAATTGTATTTGCTCATAAAAATTCTTTGGTGTAAATGTTGGTATTGCTTCTAAAGGTTTTTTTAAAAATTTCATCGCACTTAAAAATGCTACATACTGAGCAATATCATATTCAGAATTTTTTTGAGTTTTTCCTGATTTCTGTTGCTCATCTTTTTTATCTTGCTCTGTTGTTATAATTTCAACAGAAGAATCTTCTTTTTTATCCTTATTTTTAGCCATTTTTATAGTACCCCTTTATCATTATAAATAATATCTATTGGTTGAATTTCCAAAGGAACACTAGAAGTATTATCTTCAATATCGACCTTAATCATAAACTTTGTTCCCTGAAAACTATTTTTTATAGTTGCAACTATTTCCTGTATCTCTCCATCGGTAACGGTAATTGTTTTTCTAACAACAAGTCTAAAAGGTGTTATAACGATATACTGACCTGATTGTGGTAACTCAGGAAAATCACTATCAACAGTTATTGTTTCTGTTGCTGTTCCTGCACCAGTAACAGATACAACATTACGAGAATATCCTGCATTAAGTATTGAATTTAAATCACCAACAAATTCTATTTCATCACCAACTTTTGGAGTAGGAAATTGACTAGCCGTATTATTAACAATTATTATTTTTTTCGATGCACTTGTTTGTTTGACACGAGATACAGAATATATTGTTCTTTTATTTGTAGATATTTTAATTGCAACGTTAAAAGTAAAAGCATTTAAAGGACTTGCCGATCTATTATTTTTTCTTATTCTAACTTTTATTTTTTCTGCTACTTTTTGATTTTCACCTGATCCAATAGGAGTGGTTATATAACTTGCACATTTAGCAGAAATTTCAGTTGATAAATAATCTATTCCCGCAAGAGCATCTTCTGATATAAGAGCAAAAAGTCTATAAGCACTATTTGAGTATTCAAATTGGAGTATTGACATAGTTCCCTGATTTAAATTTGTTCTTGTAAAACATTCCATCAAACCATTCTCTATGTTCATCCTATACAAAACATTTCTTCTTTTTGCATTCTGTGTATTTGTAGCACCAAAATAAAGATGTTTGTCAATAACTATTGAATTTTTAGGATGATTTATAAATGATGTTGTAGTTGAATTATCAAGAAATTCTTCTTTTAAAGTTACAACAGCATATCCATTTGTCTGATAGATTCCTCTATTTGTTCTTACAATCCATTCGCTACCATTTTTACAAACAGAAACTATCGTGTCATCAAACCAAGTCCAAGGAGAAATAGATCTATCAGAAAGATTATCCCAAAGAAAGAAGAATGATCCTTTGGCTGAAGATCCTGCAATTAAAATTCCATTTGAATTTGAAACAATATGATCAATACTATATCCAGCCGGAACAGTAAGAGAAGGAGAAGCATCTGTTGTTATAGTATCAGTCAAAATATTTAAAGTAACAATAATAGATCCTCTTCCAAAAATGACAGTATCTTCATATACATCCATAGGACAACTTATAGAAGTTACACCTGATGGAAGGGTTACACTAGCACCAAAATCTTTCCATTGATCATTCCACGCAGTATTTATAATATATCCTTTTCCTGATCCTGTAGTACCAGCATAATTTGAGGCAAGAGTAATATGTGTTGCATCTGTATATCCTGAAATACGATAAAATTTATTATCTGCCGTTGCTCTTATTACAAATCCAACCATTCCGGCTGTAAAAGTTGTACCTGAACCAACTACAGCATTTGATCCACTTGTAAGAGTGACTGTTCCAGCAATATAATTTGGTGTGGTAAATGGATCAGCCATTCCAAGATATCTGTCTTGCATATATAAAATTCTTGACTTTGGATCACTAATTAAACCCATAAGATAAATGTGATTATCATTCATAGCACGATGAACATATTCTCCAGTAAGAAATATTCCACCAAATGATTGTATTATTGATCCGTTTCTGTCAGATGAATAAATATAATCATTAAGAGTTACTTGATCTATTCCTCTTCCTTTTCCAAAAACAATAGATGTAGGAGTTGAATAAATATCACATAATGTTTGTGTATCAATAAGATGTCTTAATACACCGGCAGAAGTTATTCCATTTTTTGATTTTATAAAATTTGAAGAACGATGATATTCACCGATTGAATTTTTGTAATCGTTACCGAATCCTTCAAATTGTTTTATTGTTTCAAGTTTAGAAGCCATTTGTTTTATTATAACACTTAATATTTATCTCCCCAAGATGTAACTGGTGTTGTATGCTTGTCCGCATACGATGTAACTGGTGTATCAAATTTATTTTGCCAAAAATCTCCAATGATGGTGTATAGAGGAATTGAAAAAGTCAATACTTGTCCGCCCACGAGCACAGTAATATTTCTTACTGTTGCGACTGCATAAGTTGGAATAGAAAATGTTGAAGAAGATAACGAAACATAAACCGTCACACACTTTTGAGCAACAACTGAATAACTAGGAATAGAAAATGTCAATGTTTCAACTCCAACTGAAACTGAAACATCTCCTTCGAATAAATAACTTGGGATTGAAACAAGCAAACTTACTGGAGATGCAATAGAAACGGCAACACTGACAATGTTTGAATAAGTAGGAATTGAGAAAACACAAGAAACTACAGATGGAGATACAATTACAAATCTTTGTGCCGTAATTGTATATGCCGGTATAGAGAATGTTGCTGATTGAGTAGAAACATCTACCTTTATATCTGCAATCAATACTTCATATGCAGGAATACTAAATGTTGCAGTTTTTACTGAAGGAGAAATGCTTACACTTGTTCTAACTGTGTAAGATGGGATAGAAGCAATAATACTTGGTGGTGTTCCTTCTGAAACTGTCACGTTTCTTATTGCGGTGACTGTGTATGCGGGAATTGAGAAAGTTGAAGATAAAACTGTTGCTGAAACAGTAACGTTTGTTGATGTAGAAGTCAATACCAAATCTCCACTTGTTTTCATCGCCAACCAAGTCAAAGAACCATCAGTTCCTGTTGTTGAAGTTCCTGAATAAGTAAATGAGAAATCTGCTGTGGTGTATTCTATTATGACTACACCTGAGCCACCATTACCTCCTGAAAATCCTGTGACATTTGAACCTCCACCACCCCCTCCACCAGTATTAGCAGTTCCAGCAGTTCCATTTGAAGTATTTCCACCCCCTCCTCCTCCTCCGTCCCCACCCACACCTGCTGTTCTTGAACGAAATGAGTCAGCTCCAGCTCCTCCACCTCCAGCTAAATAATAAGTGCCAGATATATTTTGTCCGATAACAGATGCTTGTATTGGATTGGAAATACCATTACCACCTTTACCTCCCGTTCCATTTGTTTGTCCATCTTGACCATTTACTGATTGTCCACCTCCTCCTCCACCTGAATAATAAGGGTTACTTATATAATTAGCTCCTCCATTTCCACCTTGACTACCAGTTCCTCCTGCTGTTCCACTTGTTCCAGCTCCTGCTGTTCCTCCTCCACAACCTCCATTAGCACCTGCGATTGTAGATACTGAACCAGCCCCTCCTCCACCTGTAGCAGTTATTGTTGAAAAAATTGAGTCGTTACCATTTCCTCCTTTTACTGCCGCATCTGTGCTTCCACTTCCACCAGCTCCTACTGTTACAGCATAAGTTGTAGCAGTTATAGTAAAAGAAGCATTATATTGATAACCTCCTGCTCCTCCACCTCCTCCTGATTGGTATCCACCACCTCCTCCTCCAGCTACAACGACTATTTTTGCTGTTGCCATATTATTTATTATTTATATCCTCCTCTACTTCTGCGACTGCGGATTTCAATAATCCCAAGAAGTTTTTTAATTCATTATCTATGTCAATTCTCAATATAAAATCCAATGATATTTTGTCTTTTTCATAGAAAAATCTCTTTCTAATTTCGTGCTTTCTTTCAATCCCATTTACAAGTTGGTAGTAACTTTCAGTCGTATCAACAGTATTTATTTCATCACCTACTTCTTTTTCAGCCAATTTTAATAATTCAAGAAACCCTTTCAATTGGAATGTTCCATCGGTTCTCAATTCAAATGAAAGAGACGTATCACCTCTTGCGTAGTGATATTTTTTTGGTATTGCTTCTTTTTTATTTTTTGAGAAAAACATTATTTAAGTTTAAGGCACAACACTCAAAAAAATGAGTGCTGTAAGAAAACTCAAATTTCTTAGTTTAAATTCAAAATACCCTCTGCATTCCAAGAGATTGTGAATGTTCCGACTGTTGAAACTTTATCTGCTGTAAAATCAAGATAACAAATAAGTTCATCTGCTGAAGAAGCACCTCCACGAGCTTTATATAGAACTGCACCTCTTGCTGTGATAGTTGAAGTTGTCCAAGCGATATCATCAGCATCAAAAACACCTTCATTATCCGTGTTATCGGCTGTGACTGCTTTATTTGCTAATGCCGAGCCTCCTGTTGCATAACCATTTCCGTTTGCACATTCGTTTGTTATGTCAGATCTCTTTGTATGAGCATCTGCATCAGGAGTATATGTTGAAGTAACGAGCATCACATTGATTGTATCTGTATCCAAATCAATCGATCCGTTCATTATATCTCTCTTAAAACTATTGTAGATTACGTCCGCCATTATAATTTTTTAAGTTAATTTCCAATAAATTCGACCAAACTATTTCTCTAATCTTTTAATTTCTGCCTTTGCGTTTTTCGTTCTTTGTGCGAAATCAGCAATCTTTGATTCCAAGAAAACTATTCTGCTCTTTTTCCATTCCTTAGAACGAATAATTTTACCTGCCTCATCACGAACGATACCTCTTCGAGCTTCTATTTCTGCTCGATCAGCACCATTCCTTCTTGCTTCTGCGTTTTGTACCATTTGATTATTTTAATTTGAGTTTTCTAATAAAGATTCGACCTCATCACTTACCCCCAAATTGAGGGTAAGAGGAAGATCACATCTTCAAGCTAGGTTAGACCTTAAACCAAAGGTAACCAAGAGCTTTTCTTCTTTCGTCTGCAACTTTTGCACCATAACAGTTGAGACCTTTGAAGTTCTGTCCGAATCCTCCAATGAAAGGTTCAATGCCTGACTCTGTGAAAGCCATAGCAAAAGTTATTCCTGATTTATGTCCAAACATACAGTAGTATCCTGTAGTATTATTACCAGAAACCTGTTCGTTAGAATAAATCTTGAATCCTGCAACGTAACCAACAATACCTTTCTTGACTACATCTTCATATGCAGTTGAAACTGCGGGTTGAAGTTCAGTAGCTTTCAAAAGAAGGTTTGAAACAATAGAAGGCATAGCCATCCATCTTTCAGATTGAGGAATTTTATTTCCATCAAGTTTGGTTTTTGCATCAACTATATAATCGTATATAGTTGTTTTTAAAACCGTAACAACAGTACTTGCTTCTATGATGTAAGTTGCACCTGCATCAATAGTTCCTCCTGTATATGCACTTGCTACATCATCCTTATCGTCTTCAATAACAATCGCTGTTCCTGAAGATTGTGATTTGATTCTGTACCAAGATGTATGACCTGTTGCTTTAAAGCCAAGTCCTACCATTGCAGAAGTAAATGTAGTTCCGTCTCCGGTAACTGCACCTGTTCCAGTTGTAACTGTAACTGTTCCTGTTGTGTAATTCGTTGCGATTCTATTACCTGATGCTACGTCAGCATACAAACCAAGAACGAAAGCATCGACAGTCTCAGCAAGTGTATTTCCTGCTGTTGATATCAATGTTGATTCAGGGTTGCTAACGTATGAAGAAAACTTTGCAAAACTCTCCACTGTAAAATAGTAAGCCTTCTTCTGATTTACTATAAGTGTTGCCTCGCTTTCTGAAGGTGTATCAGGTGACATTGCTGTTCCTATATAATTCTTCAAACCAAGTGCTCCGAAGGTTGAGACATTAAGTCTGTCTGCACCTCCACCTTTGATTTCTCCTTCGTAGTCCTGATTTGTAATATCAGGAGCTATTGCTTGTTCGAAGAAAATCTTAAGGGTATTTTTGGCGAATTTCTCGCCTACGTTTGTTCCGTAGTTACTCATTTAAAATTTTAATTACGGAAATATCTCTAGACTATATCAAACCTCTTCGAACAAGATCGTTATACCTTCTGTGATCTGTTTCTCTGATGACTTTGATTTCTTCATCAGTGTATTTTCCGTCTTTTTTCTCAGGTATGATTCCGCCGGAAGGAGTTGCCCTCTCAAGAGAAGGCGGGGTTTCCTTGTTTTCCGGATTTGGATTGTGAATTTCTTCCTCGTCTTTGACTTCGAACAAGAAAGCGTTGAGTAATACATCTAGCGAAGCACCTTTATTGGAATCCTTAGTTGCAAATTCATAGAAGGCATCCTCCTTTCCTTTCAACTGTTCCTTAGATGCAACGAATGTATTTATTTTGTCAGCGTATTCACTTTGATTGCTTATGTTCCCGATGGTTTTTAGAATATGATTCTGTCTTCTCTCAAGAACTACTGTTTTAATAGCAAGATTCTTTTCGAAAGGACTTCTAAATTCCCAGTCGGAATCAGTAAGTTTCATTTCCTCGTCTGTTGGTATTTCCTGTTTTGTAATATCCCCAAGGACTTTTTGCAAATCTCTAAATTGAGATTCTACAATTTGGTTTCTTCTAGTTGAATTACCGAATTTCTCCTTGTAATCAACCGTAACGACAGGAGCAGGTTTTTTTTCTACTACCGGTTCTTTGACCGGTGGAGTAACTTTAGGATTTCCGTGTTCATCAATTTCCTCTGTAGGATCTATGATTACACCATCCTTACCTTCTTCTGAACCTTCATCAATGTCCTCAATGACTTCTTCGCCCTCTATAGGTTTTTTATTGAGATCATTATTCTCATTGTTCGTCCCTTTCGGGGTTTGAACTGGTTTTTTATTTTCTGACATTTTGTTTCTGCCGTCCCTTTCGGGGTTTGGCTAAATTATGAAACCTTATAAAACTAACTTCTATTTATTCTTCACTTTTTCCTTTCTTTCCTTTCTTTCCACCTGCTTCTTGATCTTTAAAAAAACCTTTATAATTTTCTCTTTCTGTATCGCTTAAATAACTTCTTCGAGCCATCAAGAATCCTATTTCATCAGCACTAAGACTATCCTTTCCTTTCTTCAAGATGATATTTAATACCTCTTGTGTTTTTGCATCTAACATTTTATTTAAAAAATTAAAACTTTTAAAATCGACTTTTTACATCATCGGTTTGACTTTCATCACCGATTTAATATCCATCTTAGATTTATTTTTTAAACCTTTAGATTTCAATTTAATCACTTTTTTCTTCATTACTACTATTTTTTTCTGAACCTTTTTTTTGTTTGCTTTCATAAATTATTTTGGAACTACATTACTTAAACTTTTCTCAACATACGACCTCGCCTTTTCAGGAGCAGTCAAGAAGTCTCTTAACATAACATAGTTTTGCAAACGAGCCTCAAGGTGCTTCTTTCTAGTACTTCTGAAAAGATATTCAGCAATTCCTTTTGGTTTATCATATCCGAAGGCTTCACGTTCAAGAGCAGAAATCATTTCGTTGATATATTCTTGTATCTCTTTAACCGATATTTGATTCTTTGAAAGAGCTTCAAGCCACTTGTTTAAAGTTTCCTTTTCAGCAATGTTCAAGTCCTCTCTTTTAATTCCTAGTTTTTGTAAAAATGATTCCATTTGTTAGATATATTATACAACTGTTTTAGTTTTTAATCCAACACCTCCATCTGTGGATATTTCGCCACCACCGGCAACGGCACTTTCATCAAAGTCCATAACTTCCTTTACTTCTTCAGGAGATAATTTAACCATATCTAAAGCCCTCTTTTTAAGAATTGTTTTCAATGGAACATTATTAGGAAACATACCTGATACTGCTTGAAGTTTTTGTATCTCTTCGATCGTTTTCTGTTCTCTTTCAGAAGATGAAACAACCTTACAAGAATAACCTTCTTCATCTTTCCAATCAGCAGGTTTAACTTCCTCTTTGAAATACTTTCCTTTATAAGATTTCTTATAAAGTTTTACAGGAGTTATCCATTTCTCGTTCGCCATTACGAACTTATACCACTTATCACCGAACTCAATTCTTGCGAGTCTGTAGAATTTAGCAATAGAAGTGATTCTTTCAGTGCTATTTGCTAACATAAGCTTAATTTCTCCGAGAGTTACCTCATTACCGGTTTGAGTGCCTTTCTCTGTCGCTGTGGAGGCTGTAGCACGTTCTACCATACCAATAATGAACTGCATCTCATCCATAGACTCTGATAGGTCAGGAATCTCAACAGACTTCGTTGTTTCGTTTGGATTTCCATAAGTAGGATACCAACCGAAAGGAACAGGATCATAAGTTTGAGGAATCCATTTTCCATCTCCCTTTGTAGCATCGTAGAAGTGCATACCGAAGTTTCTCAAAGTTCTATTCTCTACCATTTGTGAGAACCAAGAATTAAGAATCTTATTTGGTGTTCGAACTATATCTCCAACTCCGTCACTCCACATATCAGTCTTTTCAATATCATCTGCCCAAGTAACAAATGGGAAAAAGTTAATACCAAAGAGATCTTCTAGTTTTTTATCCATAAGAGTAACACCTGATGTTGTAACCCTTATATGTATTTTTAGACTTTTAGATGCTTCATCAAAAAGTTTTATATAGTGTTCGTTTATTTCGCAGTATGTCTGTCCGACTTCGGGATTATTTATATCAAACAATCCGAGATCTTGCATTCTTTCATTCTTTGCTTGTAATGCTTTAACATTCTCTTCAGAAAGAGCAAGACCCATTGTAGTTGCAAATTGCAATTTTAATTTTGCAACCGCTTCTTTATCATACATAGGATTTGCTTCGATACTAGAAAGAGTTCTGAAAATATTTATGTGTGCCTGATAACTTGCGGTGTTCTCAATATCTGAAGGATCTGCATATCTATCGCAAAGCCAATCATAAGGCTCAAGGATATCGCAAGAAGGACGTCCATCTATCAAGTTTAATTTCATAATAGATCTTCCGTAAAGTCCAACTTGTTTTTTATCTACAATATCCTTTAATTCAAGATTGTCTTTTTTGTAGAACCAACCCCAATATTCATTCAAGAATATTTCCTTTTGTTTATCGCCCGATAGAGATTCAAAATAAACATCTGTAAATTCGTCTGTCTTTGAAAGAATAGTTTTTATTGTTTCCTTCATCAAAGGAACATTTACAGACTGTCTTTGAGTAAGACGATTAGTAAAAACACGATCTCTATAAAGAGAATAGTTTTCTCTCCAATCTTCGTGTCTTCTTTGCTGATGATTAAAAGCACCTTCTCTATATTTTTTTATACGAGCTTCTAAATAATCCTCAGCAGTGTATTCTTTTGCTAGAATTTTGTCTTTTGTTTCGTCAGCCATTCAAAAATTATTTTATACTGTTGTCAATACAGGTGCGTTTGTAAGATCCAATACGCTACCTATTTCCAAAGCAATCCAATCAGTTCCGTTCCACTCTAACAAAACATATTCTCCGGCATCGTTAAATGTAAGAGTATTCGCTGTTCCCGCAAAAGCACCGGTAACTACGGCATCACCTCCTCCATCAGTTCTGAATATAATTTTCTTTTGCTGTCTTAAATGAGTTCCTGAAGCTAGTGTAAAGGCATCTCCTCCGGCATCTGAACTTATGAATGATAAGAATGTAGCAACGCTTATTGCACCTCCAACGTTTCCGGCAATTTCTTCTTGAGCTGTTGCAGAAAGTTTGAAATCATCTAACAAAGATACAGTTGCTCCAGTTAGATTTTCTGTTTGTGCAATCAATGATTTATAACTGTTATTATCAAGATACAAAGTTTGTGCCGTTACTGTGACATCTGATTTAAACTTACAATTAAAGAACAAAGATTCTGTAAGTGGTGTAATGTTTATCAAATCAAATTCTGTGTTTTGAACTCTGTAAAGAGAAACTGTTGTAGCTGAACCATCTGCACTATTTGCAATATGTCCGGCAGAAGTAAATTCAACCCAACCAGTAGTCTCAAGTAATACAAGACCACCATTCAAAGTTGAACCTTCGAAGAATGCTCCGACTCTTGTGTTGTGCATATGGACAACCCAAGTTCCTTGTGTAGTGAATTTAACATTACCGGCTAGATCTATTCCTGAGAATGAAACATAAGATAGAGAATCGTTGTTTCTCGTAGCTGTGATTGTTCCCGTTATTCTTCCTGAATTTCCTTTCTCTGCTCTGATTCCGTGTCCTCCAAAGAACTCAAGTTTTGAATAATATTGATCTGCTGTTCCCCCAACCATTGTAGTTGTATAAGTAATATTACCGGATATTTCAGCACCATTAAGATTTATTCTCAAATATTTTACATTTCCAATAGTCAAATTATCGCTATAGATTCCGGGGGTAACATTAAGAATATATCTTGCTTGAAGTGCGTATGTTGCAGGATCTATTGCCTGTTGAATTGCTGAATCAGCATTGATTGCTGTCAAAGCAGTGGCTATTGTTTTAAATGGGGCAAATATAGAACCTGTTGCTGTGTAAGAATCAGTTCTACTTCCATCAACGAAATATTCTTTTCCAACTGTAGGATTAACATAGTCTAAATGAACAAGTGTCATACCTGTAAGAGTAGGAGTTCTTGAAAGTAATGATTTATATGAGTTTGCATCAATAGATAATGTTTTTGAAGCAACAATAGAAACTGAACCAGTAAATTTAGAATTTTTAATTTCACATCCATTTGCAGGAGTAATATTTATATTTCTGAATGATGTATTGTTACAATCATATAAATCAATTACACCTGTCAATGTAGATTTTATTTCATTGAATCCAAATGTTTCTATAAGCAAACAATGTCCTCCAGTTGTAAAGTTTGTAGTAATTGATTTTGAAGTATCTGAGAAAGAAGTATTTTCAAGATACAATACCCAAGTACCGTGTCCGTCTCCGGCTGTAGCTCCATATTTAATATCACCGGTTATTTCTACTCCAATGAAAGCATCGTAAGCGAGAGAATCGTAAGCTGATTTATTAAATGTAATATCACCGGAAATCTTTGCACACTTTCCTTTTTCTGCTCTATTTGATCTGCTACCGACAAATTCAACTTTTCCGTAGTAATCAGAAATTCCTAATTGTTCTTGTGTGATAGAAATAGATCCTGAAATAATAACGCCCTCCATTTCGTATCTAAGATATCTTGGTGTTGAGATTGTTATGTTGTCTGAGTAAGTTCCTTTTGCAATATGAACGACAAATTTACTCGTTTCAAATAAAGCATTTGTAGTGAGTAATGTTGCGGATATAGTATTTATCGCATCTTGTGCAGACTTAATAGTTTTGTATGGCTTCATAATCGTACCATCAGCAGTATATTCATCTGTCCTGCTACCATCTACATAATATTTTTGTGTGACAGCAGAAAAATCATCGGCAGAAACTTCACCCATAAGATTCCAAACAGCAGTTGTTGAGTCTCCTGTATTTTCATATATGGCTTTAGTACCGGCAACGGCATTTGATTTTCTAAATATCGCACTTTTTGCAAAACCTGACATTCCTGTTGGAACAGTATGTCCTGAAGCAGAAACGATTTCATCATCCTCGTTTCTTTTTAAAACTTCATTATAAATATAGTCACTTCTAGATGCTAAAAAATTCGTCTCATAACTATTTCTCTGAGCAGATGCAATAGCGAGTATTCTATCGATCTCTTCTTGTGTCTTCAAAGGAAGATCACTTTTTGTTTGAAATATTGACATTCACAAAATTAAATTAAGATTGCTAATAAAACTTGATGTAATTATTATACCACTCTTGTTTAAAAACAAACAAGCTCTGTTGATAACTTTTATAACAAACCCCTATTTCCTTTACTGACACGAGCACCTTGTTCGAGAATAAGTTTAGGATCAGGTGCATAAAATTTTTCAGCAGGTTTCATTTCTTCAGGATTTCCAAACGTAAGCATAAGAGCATCGGCAACATCGGGAGATTCTACTCCTCTTGCTCTCATATCGTCTTTTGATTCAATCATCGTAAGACCGCTAGGATTCTTCTTATATCTGATTCTTAGAAGATCAAACCAGTCAATATTTGGATCTAAAGCACCAACATATTTTATCCAATAAGCCAAACCTTTTTTACCGGCATAGAGTTGAGCTCTCATATTCGCATATTCAGGCATAGGCTCATCTTTTTCAGCTTTAGGATTATATTTTACTTTCATTTCTGTAGCCTTTGCACCTTCTTTGATTGCAACAGGATGAAATCCGCTTTCAATCATTCTATCCGTGACTCCTCCACCAACTCCTACATCATCAAGAAAAACTAATCCATCAGAAATTCTATGTTCCGACATAAAAGAAATATTCTTTCCGGCAACATTCATTAAATTATTCTCGTGATCCTTTTGCAAAATTGTCGCATATACATCATCACGCAAACACCAAACATTAAAGTTCCTTCCACCTCTTGCGATATCATTTCCTAGTCTCTTCTGTCCGTGTTTCTGAACAGTCTTCGCACGTTCCATAGCGTTATTGATATCTTCTTCGGTAAGAAGATTCAACCAACCCTTATCATCCATTTCATCTGCTCTTGGAGGAATACATTCATATAAAACTCCAAAAAATTTATATGGACGATTTTCTTCTATAGTTTCTTGATTGATTCTATTTTCTTTTAATCCTTGATAACAATCAACAAGTATTTTGTGATACTTTGGATCAAATCTTGATTTCAAAAAATGTCCTCGTGTAAAAGGATTTCCAATCTTGAAAAGAAAATTATCTTTGGGATCATCTCCAAGCATACGCATAACAAGAGAGTGTTCATCATCAACTATCAAAGCTGATTCATCTTCAACTATATTTTTTGCTCCGTGTCCTAGAGCATCTTTTGCAGAACAAATAAATAATTCTGATATCAATCCATTTCCTACATCAAAAGTAATGTGATCTTTATTTCTATGGCGTTTAATAGATTCCGCAGAGTCTCCTTTATCCATTCTAAATCTTGAAGCTGTATATTCGTTATCGAATATGTGAGCATTCACATAATTCATAATTATTTTTGCTTTGTCTTTTGTTCCGGCAACAATAGCCCACTTTTCAGGGAAAGAAGCACAACGAGTTAATACAGCGAGAGCAGTTGTTCTTGATTTTCCAAATCGTGTAAATGTTTCGCAATGAACACGAGGAAATAATCTCATTGATATTGTAGCAAAAATATCTATCTGTGATTCAGAAAGAATTATAGGAGAGCCGTCTTCGTTCTTATACATCGAAGCGACCATATCTTGAATAGTTTTTTTATCGTAAGTTGTTTTTATCATTACCAGTTTAATCTGACATCTCCCATCCGTGCATCATAATCATCAGCACTTTCTTCAATCTCTTCAATTTTTAAAAAAAAATCTCTTTTCTTTTTCTTCAAGACTTTATTTAATTTCGGATTTTTATTAGTCCGATGATCTCTGTGCCTATATCCCTGTGAAGGAGCACTCAAAGATTTACATATCCTAGCCATTATAACCTTCTGATTATTCTAGATATATCTCCTTGATATGGAACTACTGCCTCAACTCTATCACCAATAATAATTCTTATATAATTACTTCTCATCTTACCGGAGAGATAACAAAAACGATTCTTTCCGTCTTCAAAATCAACACGGAACTTTGTATCAGGCAAACATTCTGTAATAATACCAACTAATTTTCTATCCATTCATTATTAAAATAACAACCAACTTAGGACAATAAGTCGGGGTGTGTAAGTTCGTGACCTAGTTTTTCAACATTGATAACTTCAAATACTCCTTTAAAATCAGCAACGAATCCAAGAATAAATTGATGACTTTGTTCTGACCATCTCATTATTCCCAATCTTTCCTGATAAGAGCCAAATTCGTTTTTAACATTCATCTTGACAATATCTCCTTCATATAGTTTTGTTCCTTTAATATCTTTCTGACCTGAATACCAAACAACAATAACGTTGCTTGGATTAGCATTCCAAAAAGGAAGACCATCATAAGAAACAGTTAGTTTGTTTTGAGCCAACTCGTTATCAGTAAAGAACTTTCCTGTCTCTAGATTGAATATTTTATATTCTCTTGGAAAATGTGATGCTTTCATTATTTGTAATTTAAGTTAAGCCAAGTTCTAGTACCTACACCGACAAAGCCAGTACCCTTTGATAAGCCGAATATCTTTAATATCTTTGGAGTATATTTTTCTTGAAGTGAAATCACTGCATTGAAAGTTATGTCTCCGAAATATCCAGTAGGAAGAACTTTGAATTTATCAGGAACTTCTATAATCAATACTTTCTGAAGCATAGTTACATCTTCGCCTCTCATACCTTTTGAAAGATTGCGAGTCCATTGATAATGAGATTTTTCAATAACCGGTGCGACAGTAGGAACTTTTAAAGTAATCAATCCTTTCATTGCGTAAGGAATATAATAATCAAGAGCAAGTTTTTTTATAAAAGGATTGTAGTGATCTAAATCGTAATAACAAGATGAATCTATTCCAATATTTAAAGTAGCGTGATTGAGTCTCTTATAATCTCCGCAATTCGTAACAATAGATCCTTCCGGTAATCCCCAAGAGGCACAAGTTGGAGTTGCAACGTGCAGAGGAGCTTGTTTTAAATGCTTTGCAAATTCTTCGTGTGCATTTCCGTTTGGTGCAATAATAGCCCATTCGTATTGAACATTAAATATCTCAAGAAACTTCTTTGCGTGAGTTTTCATTGTGTCCGTAATCTTTGATCTATCAAACCATTCTGAATCTGAATTAAAATCTTCAACTTTGTATCCGCCTAATTGTGGAAGAACTCCATCCTTGCGAATACTTTCCCAAACAGCTTGAAGAGTATTACCGGCAGAAGTAGTTCCTGACATATTTGCTGTAAAGTGATCACTGAAATTAACTTTTCCGTTCGCATCGAAGTATCCTAATGTTCTCATAAGATCTATTTTATCTTGTGGAATTTGTTTTGTTGCAAGTAAATATTCAATCTGCGATTCAACAGAATTTAAAGCACTGAAAGTTACACAAGAAGAAGTATCATAAATAGTTGCAGTTAATTTTCTCTGACATTCATCAGTTGGCTTGTATTTTTTCCAGTCTCCATCAGGAACTCTGACTGAATAAACAATAGCCGATTCTGCACCGGCAATAAAATCAAGAGGAGCGATAGAAGGAGGTATCAATCCGGTATTCTTACTTTCACAAGGCACACATACATTATCTTTTTGCATAATTTTTATTTGTTATTTAATAAATGTTGCGGGAGAACGATTCGAACGTTCGTCTCTTGGGAATGAACCAAGCATCCTACCGTTAGACTACCCCGCTATTGGTTTAATTATACGTCAAGTTAAACGCAAGTGGAATAGTTTTCTGTTGATAACTTATATTGATTGGAGTTTTATTAGTTTCTCTTTCCAATCAACAACAAAAATTGCAAACTCTACTTCAGGAGTATAAACGATTTTATTCTTATCGTTATAAGATTTTATACAAGCATCAGCAAAAGCACCGATATCTTTAAATTTTATATCTTTACTTGATGAAATAAGAGATCCTTTATGAAAAACAGTTACTGATACAATACGGTTTAATACATCTGATCTATCTAGAACGCTAGAATCTGCGATTGTAGGGTGATTGACTGTGATAGTAATATCTTTCTCAAGTTTGTTGCACCAAAGCACTCTATTCATAGTTTTTACGTCTTCAACGATAGAGTATTCACCTTTAACAAACCAATTCTTCTTTTCTACAAAAACAGAGTCGTTTATGGAAGTAGAAAATAACTCTCCTGTAGCATTTACTTCTACACGATCAGCTTTCGTTTCTTGAACTGCTTTCCAAAGTGGCGTGACTTTCATAATACTTTTATTGATTTATTCTTCTTACTTGACAATCTCTTTACAATCGATTTCTTAACCGGCTTTCTTTCAGTCTTTGCTATTGCTTCCATTCGATAACCAATAGATCTTTGAGCTTTAGCCTTTGAATCAGAAGTTCCGACAACAACATTGTCTTCGTCTCTAATTATCTTAAACTTCTTTCCTACTTTTTTAATGTGGTAAGGCATTTGTTTTATTATATAACTAATATCTCCAGTCTTCAACACCTTGAATCTTCCTTCGAATGTTTCTAAAAAGATGATCGAATAGATATGCCTGATTTTCTGTCTCACCTTTAAATGCTTTCTGTTCAGATAACCAAAAGACAATGTGATGTACTTCGTGCATAAGTGTTTCCCAGTATTTCCAATCGCCATCTCCCTTGATAGGTTTCAAGACCAAAACTGTACCGGCACATTCAGTATTATAACAAAACATTCCGTCATTCTCACCACTAACTTTCTTATTCCAATCATCAAAATCTTCTAGCACCCATTTTGTAAAAGAAACTTTAGCTTTGATTTTCTTTAGAAATCTGAACGTATCCATCTTCGAAGCACCACACAAGACTAGTATCTCGTTTGAGTATGTTCCACACTCTTGAACAAATATTTTAGGTTTTTTAATTCTTTTTGACATTAAACAAATTATTTATCTCAAACTTCTTAATAAAATCTAGTGCCTCATTGAACTTAGGATGTTCTCTGACCTTTCCACACAAGATTAGATCATTATATCTTTTTCCGACAACTTGATTTGTTTCATCCGGTGTAATAAAAATATGTCTCTCTTCGATATTCTTTCTTCCAAAAATAACTACATTTTGTATTCTCTCAAATTGTATTCCGTTAAAATCAAGATCATCAACAAATTCTTTCTGAAAGTGATGTGCACTCTCTTTGTTGTAACATAGATGGACTGTTCTAAATATTGTTCCGTGTATCATTCCATTATTGCTTTATATGCTTCATCGTAGCTGATCATATTTCCGTAAATATGACCGGATAAGTCTGTAGCAATCTTTTTAAACCAACCCTTCCTTTCATTGCGAGTCATTTCCTCTGTATGCTCTTTTAAATATTTAACTTGATTCCTGTAAGCTTCTAGTTCTTGATTCAACCTGAATGATTTGTTTGCTATGTAAATATTCCACCATTCTTCTACTCCCATATGTCTTTGCTGAATGATGTGTGTTTTCTCGTGAGTTTTTAAATGTTCCGGTAAGTCATATTTACAATAAACAGTTTGTCCGTAAGTGATTATTATTCCATCGTTCTTTGAGATACCAAACTCTTTATCAAGTCGATTATAGATTTCGGGTTTCTTTTTCGTGTAGATGACTGCATATTTTAATTTATCTTTTGCGTATTCGGTTAGAGACATAGTTTCATTATTTATTATTTCTATTAAAGGCGACTATTGGGG